CTGCGATCCGAGGTGATCCTTCCTCATGATCTTCCGCCAGGTTCCCCGCATTAACTTGACCCGCCAAATCACACCCACAGATGTTACAAATATACCCCTGGTTTCTTGGCGATGGTTTGCATACTCTGCTATCAATCGGACCAAAACAATTCCAACAGTGATTGATATAAGGTGGTTTTTCCGGTTCTTCTGGACCGCATAAACAATCCATCTCACCTGGAAAAGTTTCAAATGGTTCAACGCCGCAATCCGGACACCGCATACACCCTCCCCTTGTTTGAGTTATAATTCCATTCATAATCAAACCGAAAGTTTCGGTCGTTCAGTTTGCTTTCCCTCCCTCCTGAATGTATTAATGCCTTTTCACACATCTCATTACATACCATTTTAATAAGACATGTAGAGCATGGACAATTATATCCATTTCTTTTATGCTCCATTCGGCATATTCTATCTTTATTAATTAAAGAAAAACTATGACAACCTTTACATACTGGCTGTCTTAACTCTTTTAGTTTTTTAATATTCATAAAACCTCCAAGATTTGTTCTTTCATTGATTCATATATATAGTTAGAACAAATTAAAAATATAGGCGCGTCTTATATAATCCCAACAGACTTTAAACAAAATTGAGGTCTTAGTCTGTGACCTGTAAAAGGAGATCATATCATGACTTATAAAGATCAATTCGTCGTTGAAGTAAAAGCAGATGGCCAAATTCTACGAGTTAGAGATGGCGCTGTTTACCTACCTTTTGGATGTGAATATTCAATCCTTCTAAAAAATCTAAATTCCAGAAATGCATCTGTTAAAGTATCAATTGATAATGAGGATGTTTTGGATGGAAACACATTAATTATTCCGCCTTTAATGACACATGAATTGAAGGGTTTTTTCAGAGGAACAACTGTAAGAAATGCTTTCCGTTTTATTCAAAAAACAAAACAAATTCAAGATCATAGGGGTGATAGAGTTGATGATGGTTTAGTTAGAGTTGAGTTCGCATTTGAAAAACCAAAACCAGAGCCAACGATTAAAAAAGTTATTCATGAAATTCATGAACATCATTATCATAAAACACATTGGCCAAAATATACTTTGTACGATGGACCAGGTTGGACTTATTATTCAACCGGCGATTCTAATGCAAGCGAACCAAATAATGCTGTTTTTTCTTGTAATTCCAATGAGATATTAAGAAGTAGAAGTGTAGGCGCTTCAAATGTATCTGTTAATTCTCTTGGTGTTGAAGCATCATTTAATGCCCCAAATGTAGATGAAGGCATTACTGTAAAAGGAAATGAACTAAACGAGCAATATAATTATTCGATGATTGGTGAACTAGAACAATCATCTGTGATAGTTATTCAATTGAAGGGTATGCAGAGAAGCTCAGGAGTTGTAGTTCAAGAACCAATTACAGTATCTACAAAATTAGAATGTTCTTCATGTGGTACTAAATCTAAATCATCATTTAAGTTTTGTCCAAACTGTGGGACATTTTTAGTTTAAATTAGTAAATATACAGACGCGCCTATATTTTTACTAACCAATCGAGACAAACTTTTAGAACAAAATAATAAATATAGCTACCTATTATGTGGAAGGATATAAAACGAATGGAAAAAAAAGACATTAAAACAATAGAGGTAGTCGCAAAGGATTTTTATGGCGAGAATTGTCTTGTAGACTCTGCGATGAAAAGACAATCTCAAAAAAGAAGACCAGAGGGTTTAGTAGAAGTTTACGATGTTAAAGATGACGGAACAAAACAATTAGTTAGAAAAAACAATTTAGTTGTATACCAAGGGCGAGAAACTCTTGCTCAAATGTTAGTAAGAACCAATACTGTAAGCGACGATGATGTATTACAAGCAACCGCAGGTAACAAGGATCATTTCTTATGTTGGTTTGGTCTTGGTAAAGGTGCAGCAGATACTGAATGTGCTCCGGGTAGTGGCGACGTATTTGCTCCAGAACCTCCAGCCAATGAAGATACAACTTTAGCATGTCCAGTTATGATCAATGCAACCGATGCATCTTGTGCTGATTATCATGTTGAAGGGGAGCCAGGATACCCAGGCGGAAATTGTCAGGGTACAATTGGCAATTATCCAGCAACTGGTTATTATAAAAAACCATTTCAAGATATCTATTTTGAAAAGGATAATATAAATGATAACAAATGGATAATTATTAAAATTACAACTGTTATAGAATCAACCGATGCAAATGGTGTTCTTTTATCCGGCCAAGCATTAAATGAAGCTGGTTTATATACTGCTGCTTCTAATGGCGGTGGATGGGGCTCCAATCCAGGAGAAAATTTTGCATTGTTTGCCAGAGTAACATTCCCCACATTATTGAAAGATAGTACAAGAAGATTACAGTTTGTTTGGTATCTATTTATTTAATTATAGTGTTTAATTACTTATTAGACCTGGAGAAAGGAAGATTTTTATTAGAGGTGGTACGATTAGAGAAATAAAATAAACGGAGGAAAACAGATATGGCTAACGTATCTCCAGGTGTGTATAGCAAGATTATTGACCTTTCTACATTTATCCAAGCTGTACCATCTACAATTGGATTTCTATGTGGATTAACAGAAAAAGGTCGAGATAATGAATTAATTTTTGTAGGATCAAGATCTGAATTTATTTCTGAATTTGGTGAACCAAATATTACAACTTTTGGTAAAAATTATGGGCAAGGTCCATATGTTGCATACAACTATTTGGGCGAGTCTGGCGCGTTATATTGGATTAGAGCATTGCCAGATGATGCTGCATATTCACACTTAAAAGTAAGTTCAAGATTAGCTCCAAGTGACACTTCAGCAAGTATATTTTTAGAATATGAAACAAGTCCTATTAATGATAAAGACGAGTTAAGATCTGATTTATTAACAGCCGGAACAACACAACCAGTTGGTATTCTTTATCCGATTGGTAGAGGGGCATACTATAATAAAATTGGTGTTAGATTAACGGTTCATTCTAATCCAACTTTAAGCGGTATTTATGTTCTTGATATCTACGAAAAACAATCAGATGGAAAAGATGTAATTATCGAATCATTTGAAGTTTCTTTTGATCCAAATGCAAGAGATAATTCAGGTGATTCAATTTGGATTACAGATGTTTTAGCAGTTTACTCATCTGTTCTTAGATTTGAAATGGTTCAAAAAGTAACTGATGGTGAAAATGTTTATTCAGATGGTTATGACCTGGTAGTAAGATCATATGATAATGATTTAGGTACTGTAACTGTTGACTTGACAAGTGGTTCAGCAACTATTTCTGATAACAAACAAGTTTTTGAAGATTGGGAAACTGATCCAGAAACTGGTAATGCAGAATATGTTGTTATTGCAAAAGACGCCAAAGGAAATGAAATTTGGGGTTGGTTGGGAGCTGCAGGTGGAGTTGATGGTGAAAGTATTAATGTATTCTCAGAAAGAAATCTAACAGGTGGTTTGCAAGCATGGAATGGTGCAGTTTCAGCTTTTGATGAAGATTCAGAAGCAATCACTTACAACATCATGAAATCATATGCAAGTCTTTCAACACCATTTGAATCTACTACAGAACCTCTACCATTGAGAAAAGGTTCTGATGGTGAGCTGTATGATGCTGCTGGCAATCTCGATACTGCTGTTGCTACAACTCTATTACAGCAAGCATATAGTGGTCTATTAGATAGTCCTGATTATGGCGGTGGTTATGTTGATGATATGTTGGATGCAGAAACTGTATATTTCAGTTTAGTATATGATGCAGGTTATCCAACAGATGTTAAAACAGCAATTGTAACTTTATGCACAACCCGTAGAGACTGTATTTGTATTCTTGATAATGGCGATAATGCAACATATGAACTATCAAGAGACGCCAGAGAACAAAAACAAGTTTACAATACATACTTTGCAGCACTATATGAGTCATATAATAAAGTATCAGATCCGTTTACTGGCGCTGATGTTTGGTTCTCACCAATTTATCATATGTCATATATTATTCCAAGAAATGATAATGTTGCTGAACTTTGGTTTGCGCCTGCTGGTTTTAATAGAGCAGCAATCAATAACATTAAAGAGTTGAGATTCAATCCTAGTCTTGGTCAGAGAGATCAAATGTATCTTAAACAGTTAAACCCAATTGTAAGATTTGCTCAGGGTTATACCGTTTGGGGTCAATTGACAACTCAATCCAAAGCAAGTGCATTACAAGATATTAATATCGTTAGACTTGTTCTTTATGTTCAAAGAGCTATTGAACAATTCTGTCGTTATTTTATCTTTGAGCAAAATGATCCTATTACATGGGGTCAGGTTGGTGGAGCAATAACGCCATTCTTGGAGGTGATCAAATCTAAACGCGGATTAACCGCATACAGTGTCGAAGTTGGGGCTACTGCATATGAGCAGAAAACCAAAAAGTTCCATGCTAATATCACATTAACTCCAACAAGAACTGTCGAACAAATTGAGTTGAACTTCTTCATTCAGTAAAGATAGAAAAAAATAACCACCCTTGTATCTAGCTTGGGTGGTTATTTTTTCGTCGTTAAGACTTATACATTTTAGCGGTTTGAACCATTTCAGATTCATATTCTTCCACTTTTGTTATAGATTCGACAACCGATTCTAAAACCCCTTCTTCTACCATCTTGTATGCATTAATAAATATGATGGTCATGTCGATAACAGGTTTCCCCTGTGCATTTTTAAATGTGGTATGCCTTAAAATTGATTCATATGACTTTACATCTACAGGAATAAAATTTGAAAATGCTTTCATTGTAAGCCCTAATTGTTTTAAAATTTCAATAACAAATAAGGCAGATGCAGCATATGTTCCTGATGGAGATGAAAGTGTAAAAACCGGACCTTCCTTAACTGCTTCTGCAATTAATAGAACGCTTTCTAAAGTAATATCATGATTCATGAATTGACCGGTAATTTCTCTTATTGAAAGATAAGATCTTATATCAAAGTATTTTGGTATTGCAACAAACTCAATATGAACCGAATGAATTGACTTATTATGTCTGCTGTAATCTGGTCTAAATTCATCTATCCTATCATTCATAATTAATTCCTTAATGATTGCTTATAGTTACATGTGGTAAGTTTCTAAATGTTCCTCCATGTTCCATTTCACTAAAAAATGATCCATCTTCATCGCCATAATTGAAAACGTATAAATAAGAACCTTCATTAAGCTCTATGAATTCTTCTGCTTTTTTTGCAGCAAGTTTTAATCCTAAAAGATTATATTCATCAGAGAATGCTCTATACCATACTCTATTTTTATAAAGTTCGTCAGAACTTATTCCTTCTCTACTACAAAATTCTCTTTGAACTTTTGAATAATCTGGAGAAATGTTACGCATATCCCTTTGTAATCTATTTCTAGTCTGTTTATTATTTTTTATAAGGATTGCTTTTTGTGCTTTCGCATCTTTATAAACTTGCAATGCTTTATCTTCTCTTGATATAAATTCTTGAACATCTTCAAACATTTTTATTTTTTTAGGAAAGGCAACAACGAATGTTGAAGAACTTGAATTTGTTACAAAATCTGTTTTTATTTTCATATTAAAGTCCTACCGGGCAACAGTTCGGATTTCTTTTCAATCTTTTTCTGAATCTTTCAAATGAAAAGGAGTTTTGCCATAAAAATTCTATACCGTATTTAGGGGTCATCTCAATGCCATATTCAGAATGATCTGCAAAACTACATGGAACCAATTTCATTGATGGAGAAATATAAGCTGACATTCTTGATGATTCACATGTATCAATTGCCATTCTCTGAATATGATTTGGATTTGCAAATTCAAGAACATGATTTATAAGACAGCTATCCATACCTATTTTGAATTTGCTATATGGGGTAAAAACCATTCCAGAAAATGTTTTAATCTGATCTCTGGTTGGAATTAAATCTACTCTATACTTACCAGACCCTTGAGGTTTAAATAACAAAAATACAACAGCATTCAATTTTTCAATATCTATTTTACCATCCCATACGTCAATGCCAGCCAACATGTTTATTGATTTTTCAAAATTGGGATTTGAAAATATGAAATGAATGTTTGTTTTTATACCTGCATCCATTAATCTATTGAGAGCATCGTATGTAAAATCTTTTTCGTAATCACTGACCGCCACAGCGCCACACATTTTTGATATTTCAATTTGATCGTCGGTTAGATTAATCCCACTTGTTGTATAATTTGGGACTACCATATTATCTCTTGCATACTCAACGATCTCTTTAAAGTTGGGATGTAAATTAGGGTCCCCACGACCCCCTAACGCTACCTGATTGGTGTGATCTTTTACTTGATCAATGATACTCTTAAAATTTTCAAGAGTCATATGGGGTTCATCATGTAGTCCTTGGTAACAAAAAGGGCATGCATTTAAACAGCTACCCATGATACCAACGTCAATAAGCAAGGGAAGATCAGTCACAAATGGATCGGTGCCGTCCTTACCCTTTAGAACTTCAAGTCCAGTTTGTGTATTAAAATGGACTATATATTTATCATTTTCAAATGTTTTATCAAACTCACCTTTAATAAATATATTACCTTCTGATATAACGATTGTTTTCATGATTTCCTTTCAAAGAGGTTTCATATTATCAAATGGATCTTCTTTTTTATCATCCTGTAATTTTGGTGTTTCTTCAATTGGTTTTGATTTTTCCACAACTGTTTCTTCAGGAATTTCTTCAGATTCAACTTTTTCTGACTCGTCTTTTTTCATGAGTTCGTCTTTAGCTTTTAGAAGATCATCTTTAGCTTTTTGAATAATTTCTGATGTATTTATTTCTTTTTTTATCCTTTCTACAGTTTCATCAATTTTATTCCCTGTTTCTTTCTGTTCAACATTAACAGTTGTTTTTATATCAACTGCTTTTTTTTCATCGTCATCAGAACCAAAAAATATGGAATAGACGATATAGCATCCAATAATAAATGGCCAACTTATTGAAAACCTAAATGAGCTCTTTGACATACACTTCCCCTTTCTAAAATAAAAGCAATAGTTGTTATTAGTAATTAATATATATAGACATTTTCTAACTAATATAGTATTCCTTTTAGAACAAAATATAAATCTCATACTATTGGAATTAAAATGAATCTAGAAGATATTTTAGACCTAATTTACTATGATGAATCTACAGGCGCTGGCGGTGCAGGTATGGCAAGTACTGGTGCGGCAGCTACAACTTCATCTGGTAATGCATTTGGGATGGATTCATTTCCTAAAGAAGTCAAAAAGAAAAAAAGAAGTGTGTTAAGGACAGTATACCCAGAAATGCTATTTCTCTTTCAAGAAAGGAGGGTTTTAGTAGACCTAGATCAAACGATTCATAAATATTCAAAAGGATGGCAAGATGGCGAAATATACGATGAGCCATTCGAACAAGCGCGAGACGCAATTAACTGGTTAAAGGATAATGGGTATGAAATAGTTATTTTTACTACACGTGCTTCCCCTGGTAATGCTGCTGAATTGGGCGGAGATGAGAATAAAGAAATTGCGAAAGTTAAAGCATGGTTAAAACACCATAATATTTACTTCGATAAAGTTACAGCAGATAAGTTAAACGCAGACTTCTATATTGATGATAAGGCAATCCCAATACACAATGGTAACTGGGACGCTGTATTAAAAGTGATTAAAAAAAGAATGGATTATAATTCTTAGGAGGATACAATAATGGCAGTAAAAAATTCATTTGCCAACGTACCCAATAATATTCTTAGCCGAAACTTTGGTGGTACAGTTGCTGGTGTAGCTGATCCTTATGTAACTGGTTACCATTTTATATGGTTTGCTAAATTACCACCTGCATTGGCAGGATATGCAAATATGGAAAACAATGCAGTTATTTCTAATTTGCTTTCTGGTGCATGTTTATCAGTAACACCACCAGGTGGTACATTGAACAAGGTAGAATTCACAGGGCTGGGCGGAATCAAATGGGCTGTTCCAGCAAACGTAGATTATGGAAATTCAGTTTCTGTTAAATTCTTAGAATTTAACGGTACACCACTTCTAAATATTATGCATGGTTGGGTTAAAATGATGAGAGATTATCGTTCAGGCACAACAGCATTGATAGATGGTGAACAAGGTGATGGTTACACAAAATCAACATATGCAGGTTTAATGTATTATTGGACAACTGCACCTGATGCAAAAACAGTTGAGTATTATGCTGTTTATGATGGAGTATTCCCAACAAAAGATCCACAAGATTTATTTGCAAGTGATGTTGAAACTGTAGGGAGATTAGATACAGAAATCGAATTTAACGTGGATTACGTTTGGCATGAAGATTGGGTAAAAGAAAAATGCCAAGAATATGCAGATCGAGTATTTGCAGTTAAAGCAGACGTCATTGAAAAATATGGCGATGCAATCAAATCATCAAGCTAAAAATTATTTTATATTTAAAGGAGACACAAAAAAATGTTTATTACAGAAAATCAAAACATCGGTGATTCAATTTTGTTTTTGCTTGCAGCTCGTACTGCATTGGCTAATATTGTTGAAGCAAGTAAAAATGATAGCAAGGAAGATCTTATTTCTTTCATTAGAAATGAAGCTTCTGACTATCAGGTTATGCA